TGATGTAGCCTGGCAAGGTTTGGTCATAACGACGCAAAACCATGTTCAGACGGTCCACGATGGTATGACCACGTTGCCAATCGCCAAAATACATGGGATACAAGCTGGTAGTGCCGGGGGTGCTGGTAGACGAATCAGGAGAATCGACATACTTGTTCACCACCACGTCAAACCCCAACAGTTGGCCGACGATACCGTCATAAACCAAGGGCGACATACGTTCAAAGATTGGCGTGCCGTTGCTGTCTTTCAAACCGCGGATTTGAGACAACATCAAAGGCGAAACCAAGAACTTGGTCGATGGGTTCCAGTATTGTTGTGGCAGGGAATACACAAAATTGATGATGTCTTGATACGTCACGTTAGCAGCGCCAAGCGTTGCACCGTTGGTGGTCAATTGGTCATATGTAGCAATGCTGTGCAAACCAGAGCTTGAGCCTGTGCCGCTTGAACCGAAAGCGCCGACAGAAATCGTGCCGCCAGTATAAGAGCCATTAGCGCCGGGGTATTGATTCAAACCGCGCAAACCGTTTGTGCCGCCGTATGTGTTGGGCGTGTCGGTTTGGTCGTTGTTGGCAATCATGGATTGACCTTCACCTTGCGAGAATTCCATCAACATATCGTCAACAACGTTGGCTTCCAAACCGTCGATGTCGTCCAAAGCAGCGGTACGGATGGGGAACTGAACGTTCAAATCTTGCAAGGTCAATTGCCAGATGTTGGTGTTTTCAGTAGTGGCCGAACCGTTGTTTTGGATTGCATAGCCCCAAGTTGCACCAGCGTTGCCCACTTTGGCGCGGAATTGATAGGTGGAACCTTCAGTCGAGACATTGCGAGAAACGCCGCGCAAGGGGTTAATCAGACGCAAGGTGTGGAACACGGGGTCGTATGCAGTACGGCCACCAACGCCAGCGCCGCCGCCTGTCAGCGCGGAACTTTCCTTCATGTACGCATCGTATTGGTCGGTGCTTTCAAAGATTTTGACTTCTTTTTCGTAAGCCTTGCCCTTTTTGTAGAACTTGGACAGTTGTTCACGAACCGATTTGTTCACATCGCCACGAACGGTTTTCGCGGGTTTGATAAACGATGCGGACGAATTGATTTCAGAAATACGGGCTTCCAAAGCCGCGACTTTTTCAATCAGTTCAACCTTGGTTTCTTCAACCTTGGCAATAGCTTCGGTCTTGATTTCTTCAATCTTGGCGACGTTTTGCGCTTCGATTGCATCCAGCTTTTCGGTGATTTTGTCGAGAGACATGATATTAACCTTTCAATCGTTTAGATAATGCTTTCAACAATTCGCGTTCTTCAAGAACTCGCAAAATGTCGTCGGCTTCGACCACCGCATCCGAATCGCTCGGGGTTGGGGTTACTTGAATGGGTTTTTGGACAACATCACGTTGTTCCAGAACTTTCTTCAAGACTGAAGATGCGGTGGTCGCATCTTTACGCGAAAGGCCAGCATCACGCAAGACTTTCTCGATAATGCGTGGATTCGGTTGTCCGTCCACGTCGAAATACTCAAGGCGGGTGACTTGGGCTTTGGTGTTGTTGGGGTACATGACCACCGACACTTCACGCAAGCCGCCTTTGGTGATTTGGAAGTATTGTTCGTCGCTGTCGTTGTCATCATCATCGTCGTTGCCCCACGACATGGATTGGTTGATAACGTTACCGTCAGCGTCCACCATTTGGGCTTCGTCAGCGTAAGCGCCAACAGAAACGCCGCCAAACAGGTCGGGCGAATCTTTCATGATGTTGTATAGGTCAGAACCGCCAACGGTGTTGGTAAACAAACGACCTTCAGCGGTCATTCCGGTTTTCTCAAAGTTGAATTCGTACCATTCGCCGACGGGCATTCCCATATCGTTATGGTTCAAAAACATTGGCAGGGGTTTGCCAGCTTCTTTGAAGGCTTGCGCCCATTCTTTGAAGCCTTCGGGTTGATAGTTGAACTTGCGGCCATCTTCGCCTTCGCGGGGACCCCAAGTCGTCACGACTGCGGAAATGTTACCCGACGGACTTTTTTGGTCTGCCTCTTTTTTTAGGCTTAATTTCGCTTCGCAAATCAGATTCAGATTTTTCATGAACAACCCCGTTGTTTATAGCCAAGTTAATGTCTTGTATTGTAGGGGTTTTCTCATGTGGCGTTAATATAACACGGCTTTGATGGATTTGTGCCGCCATGATACGCACAATTTTATGTGCGGCAATCATGTCTTGCCAATGTTCATTTTGGAACGTTGGTTGCCACCGCCACCGCCCGTATCTTGCGGACTTGAGCCGGGGATTGGGTCGATTTTGGCCGTTGGCTTGCCGCTGATTGGAACGTTGGTTTTTGAAATGTTGGCCGGGTCTATGGGTGGCAATGTGTCGCCGCCTTCAACTTTGCACATATTCAGATATTCACGCGCTTCATTTTGCGTAAAGATTCCAGAAGCCACGCCAGCCGTGACAAAGTTCATTTGGTCCAGCGCCGCGCCCTTCAAGAAATCTTTGGTATCGAAACGGATGGACAAATTGGGATAACCGTTCAACAAACCCTTTTTGAACTTTTGCTCAATGTTGATAATCATTGGGTACATGGTGGTTTTGTAGAACTCATCCAGCAACGTTTGGGTGTTGTTGTATTTGCCAACATCCAATCCAAGCAATTGGGCGGGAACGCCGAACAATGCACAAATGCGTTTTGTGGTTTGCTCTTTCAGCTTGGCGGCGTCGGCGTCTTGCAAGGTCAGCATTTTGACCGTTTCAAAGGTCATGCCTTGGTCCAGCAACATACCTTGGCCGGGTTTCGACAAGTCGGTCGGGCGGCTTCCGGTCATGCTTGACCATGCTTCCTTCAAGCGTTGGGCGATTTCCTTATATTTGGCGTCGGGAATCACTTGGTCGGTGCGGAACAAACCGGAAGGCTTCGCGCCGTTTTGCATCACATAGTTGGCATACAAATCGATGTCGGTATCCAGCGCCACCAGTTCGGTTGCCAAAATGCCTTTGTTGAAACCCGCGGAACCTTGCCACGGCGATTCGGTGGTGTGAATGACTTGGTAATAAGCCAAGGGTTCGTCTTTGTTGAACCCGTATGTCGGCGTTGATACCCGGTAGGTTGGGTAACGTGTTTCGCTGGCTTGGACCGTGATTAGCGTCGCGTCCAAGTTATACATTTCAATGGGCGTTTGCAGAGAATCTTTTTGGTTCTTGCGGTATAGCAAAGTGAAAACTTCACCAGCCAATTCGTACCACATAACGAACTGATACCAAAATTCGTATTGGTTTTGGAAGTTGTTGGGTTCTTGGAACAAAGACATGATTTGCTTGGCTTTGTTCTTGTCCCGCGCACCGATGTTTTCCGAATTCAAGGCATCTTCAAATACCCCGTCGTCGGTTTTATACATAACCTTCAAGTTGCATTGCGCCAGCGCCCGCGACTTCAAATTGACGCAAGACATGATGGTGGAATTCCGCGACAAGACGGACATATCCACAATGCGGCCAGCGTTGGTGGTGCTGGATGTCGTGACATATAAAAGCTGATAATTCGCGCCAGTTTGACCGTTTTGGTTCTGACGCAAGATTTGGTTACCCAATTGGGTCTGACCAAACAGGGTGTTACTTTCGTTTTGTGCGGGTTTTTTGCCCTTGAAAATGTCTAAAAAGCCCATGTTTTCCCCCAATTTTCTGACATTTTACGCGCAAATTTTAACGAATGTCTATCTTAAAAGGACCGGAAACCGTAACTTCCAGAAATGGAAGGATTATCAAGGCTTGCGTGCATCGCAATAATCAATGAAACAATCCCGTCCACCTTGGCGGCTTTGTCGGCTTCGTTCTTTCTGACCTTAATGTTGCCATTGACGTCTTCATAGACTTCGCAGTTCCCCAATTGCCAGCCAACAAATGGGTTTCCGTCGTGCATGATTTGCTTGTTCAAAATTAGCTTTTCGACGTGCTTGGAAGGGTTGGACAAAACGCCCATGCTTTGGCCGACTTTCTTGACCGGGATTCCAGCTTCATATAACCGGGCAACCAAACTGGCGGCATTGTAAGAATCAAAGCCAACTTCCTTGACGTCGTATTTCTCGCATTGCTGTTTGATGTATTCGGAAATCTCGCGGTCATCCATCACGTTGCCTTCGGTCAGCTTCAAAATGCCCGATGACACGGCCACCCGGAAAATGTCGGCGTAGTGCTTGGGAATCAGCTTGTAGCCTTCCTCGGGCAAAAAGAACTTGAATTCGGCCTCATAGTCCAATTCGCCAAACCGCTTTAAAGTGCAAACGGCGTTCAAGTCACGGGTAGCGGCCAAGTCAAAGCCAATAAACACGGCTTCGGGTTCTTGACGTTTTACGTCGGTTTTGCATTCATCCCAAAAGCGCCTATCCAACCATGCGGTGTTGGCCGACACAAAGATGTTCAAGGTCTTGCACAAAAACTCATTCAAGGCTTGCGGTTTGTGCTTGGCTTCCTCTGCGCGTTGGGCAATGGCTTCCTCAAAAACGCTGATTCCGTGCATCGGGTTTGCCTTGGCCCATGTTGTCGGGTCACGCCAATCGTCCTTGGCATCCAGCGAGTAAATCAGGCCAAACCAGCGGGGATTGTCGGTTGCTTCGCCTGTCAGCATGGATTGATACATCGACAAATCTTCGTAAAACTTGGTGTCCTTGGTGAAGCTGGCGGTTGTAATGTAGATTCGCAACGGGTTACGCCGGGCCACCATACCGGAATGCAAAACCTCGATGGAATTGCGGTCCACAATCTGCGCGGCTTCGTCAATGATGACGCACGATGGGTTTTTACCGTCGCCTGTTTTTTTGGTGTCCCGCGACAGCGCCTTGAACATGGATTGGTTGTCGCCAGCTTTTTTGACTTCGTATTTGGACGTTTCATATTGCCCGGCAAGTTCCAATGGCATCTTTTCAATAAAGCCCTTGGCCGAATCAAAAACAATGGTGGCTTGTTCCCGGTTGGTGGCCAACGTAAACACTTCTGCGCCAGCTTCGCCAAATTGCAGTTCGTATAGGGCCAAAATAGCGGTTAGCGTCGATTTCCCGGCCTTGCGTGGAATGTAAACGATAACATCCGTCACCATGCGCCGGTTTCTGTCTTTCTTGCTACGGAAACCATACACCGCGCAAATTAAAAAGATTTGGAACGGTTCCAGCACGATGGGCTTGCCAGCGTCCGGGCCTTTGGTGTGCTTCAAAACCGACGCAAAATCCAAAACGTGTTGCGGGTAATCTTCATCAAATACCCATTCCCATTCCGCGTTTTCGTACTGGTTAATGAACCGCTGACAAGTCAGGCGAATGTCGTTGCAAACATTTATTGCGCCCTTGACGACTTGTATTGCGTAAAGGATACCGTCTTGCCAGTTCATAAAAAACTTTCTTGAACTTGTGTGGGCGGTTCAATAAACATATCAACCTGTTTGGATGCTTGTTCGATTCGCTTGCAAGCAATGTCAAAATACTTGGGTTCACGTTCAATGCCTATGAACTTGCGTCCCATTTGAACCGCCGCCACGCCAGTTGTACCGCTGCCCATAAATGGGTCAAGAATTGTTAAAGCATCATCTGGCAATTGACGCAAACACCAAAGCATCAGTTCTATTGGTTTTTGTGATGGATGACAAAAATCCCTATTTTCAGGCTTTCCAGCCCTCATACCACCATCCCAAACTTGAGCAAAAAATTTTGCTTTTCCCCAATTTCTCCAAGCAAGCTCAGTTGTTGCATAAGTTCGGTTGTCATTTGAAAAATCCATATCAATTGGTCGTTTACACCATGTAAGCCATCCCTCTTTTATTGGTAACTTGTCAGCAAAATACTGACCACCCCAAAACAAATGAAACCGACCAACCAAAAGAAAAGGACTTAAATCAGGGCGAAAAGCATCCCATGCTTGTTTTTCGTTGTAATTAACCCTTGTGCTTATATTGATGCCATAAGGCGGGTCAGTAATCACCGCATCGACTTTGCCTAAGGTTGGCAGAATGTCCATGCAATCGCCAAGGTATAGCGTAGCGTCGCCTATTTCGACCTTCATGCGGATTTCGGACCTTTAAGCAAATTCCCAATGGCGCTTTTTTCTTTTGCGCCGCTGGCGGTCAATTTGGTTTTGGGCGTTAATCCCAATTGGCCCATCAAAGCAATGATTAAGTCGCTGCATTTATTCCGAATGGAAATATGTGGGTTCGGGCCGGTAGTCTTGCCTTGGTTATATTCAGCAATCAAACCTTGAACGGCGATTTCCCGATTGCAAAGAATATACATATCCATGTGGTCGGCCAACATCGACAACGTGTGTTTGTATTGGTCCGACGTCATGCCGTAAGTTTCATATAAGTATTCGGCGGTTTCTTTTACAAACTTCTTTTTGTCCCAAAGCGCTGGGTCGTCCATCCAATCAGCCGCCGGGATGCGCTTCGCCATGTCCCCCAAATTTTGGATGGGTTCATTCTTAGAAATCTTTTTTTGGCTTGTGATTTCGACCAAGTTCATCGGTTTTTTTTCCATGTCTTATTACTCCAAGTTATGTTTAGGGAATCCCTACCTTCATTTTTTCCATTTGCAGAAAATTGGG